CGCACCGCTTCATGAAACGCAAACGATACAGGTTCACCGATACCGTTTTCACTTTCTAGCGCGTCCTTCAAAGTGCTAGCAATCTGATTTTGCTTCGCTTCAATTGATAACGTCGCAGTACTTTCGATATTATAAATATCGCTAACAGCTTGAGCGATAAAACGAATGTCGTTTTTCAACTCAGCCATTGACTCGGCAAACACATCAACAGGTACAACAACAGGTGCAATCGGCGCACCTTGAACCGCTACTACTTTGGCTAAATTAGCCATAATACTCTCCAAGCTCAGATAGCGCCGAGCAACTCGCACTAGAACAATGTTGTCCCAGTAAGTTCATTGTACACATTAAACCGTAACAGTGGGATTTTTTGGGATAGATTGAAAACGCGCCGACATTGTGACTTGATGTCACGTTGTCCGAATTGGCACCCATACTGAAACGTCGATATCGCGCACCCACCACACCGCCACCCCCTCAAGAGTAGATTGGAGTCCCTAACGCTTTATATACACACTGTTCCACACATCCTGAGCTATTATTTTGACACCAACAAAATTCGCCCTACAGTCCCAAACTAACCCATACAGAAACACCCCCCGTCACTGTTTCAAATCGCGACCCCCCACCCCCTATATATAAAAAATTTGAGTTCTGCCATTGACATTTACAGAGTACACATGTACTGTCCACGTTGAAACGCACCCCCACTAACGAAAGAAGAGTACCGTTTCCTCAATGGATATAAAAATTACACCTGACTTCGAGTCACCTATGCCTACAAACGATAAGGATGTAGTGCCTAAAGACCTGCACGAAGCAATGCGAACCTCCGCTGAAACGGCTAAACTACTTGGCTCGCTCGGTATCCCCTTTGAGTTGTCTAAGAAAGATGAAGACGACGCCCGTGAATTAATACAAGCTACTGAGCGGTCTAATAGAGTGCCAGAGAAAGTGTATGCAGCTGGAGTGGCAGGTAAGCTATCAATGCTGCTTGATGAGTACGATAAGCAAATCATCACTGACTCCACACAAATTCGGACGTATGTTACTAATAAGCTACTAGATATTTCTAACTGTGGTGATGCGAAGAGTGAGCTACGTGCATTAGAGCTGCTAGGTAAGTTGTCTGATGTTGGCGCGTTCACTGAGAAAACTGAGATTACAATCCACGCTAGAACTACAGTTGAGATTGAGTACGCGATTAAGGATAAGATTAAGCGTTTGCTTGGAGCCAAGGGGCTTAAGGAAGTGCAAGATGCCGAGGACATTACGGAGTCTGAGGATGAGCTAGCTTTGATATCACATAAAGTTGCACCGACTATTATTGCATCTGAGATTGAAGAGCTACCACCACTACATACGATTTTACCTACACCCCAACAAAACACACGAAGCCACAGTCAGATAAACCACCAAAACCAACAAAACCAAGAAAATTAAAAAGCCCAAATTACGGATGACTAAAGCAGTTGCGAAGAAGGATGTAGTTGAGGAAGAAGATAAGGTTCTTACTGAGCAGGACCTGATGGACATGTTGGTGTTGCTGCCAACGTTGCCGGAACCAGAGAAGTTAGACCTGCTCCGAAAGCTTGAGCACTATGAGAAGACTAAAGAAATAGAAGATTGTAAGTCGGACTTCCTTAAGTTTGTGTTGAGGATGTGGCCCGGCTTCATTAACGGAGCGCATCACAAGCGGATGGCTCGTGCATTTGAGAGGGTTGCTGATGGGACATGTAAAAGGCTTATTATTAATATGCCTCCACGCCATACTAAGTCGGAGTTTGCTTCCTATTTATTACCCGCTTGGTTTCTGGGTAAATTTCCATCGAAGAAGGTTATCCAAACTTCACATACCGCTGAGCTTGCCGTTGGTTTTGGTCGCAAAGTCCGAAATTTGGTGGACTCGGAAGCCTATAACGCTGTGTTCCCAGAGCTGGGGCTACAAACTGACTCGAAAGCTGCTGGACGATGGAACACCAACAAGGGCGGAGACTATTTTGCGATTGGTATTGGAGGCGCAGTTACGGGTAAAGGTGCGGACATACTCATTATTGATGACCCACACAGTGAACAAGAGGCAGCATTAAGCGAAACCAACCCAGAAATCTACGATAAGACGTATGAGTGGTACACATCTGGACCACGGCAACGGCTACAACCGGGTGGTGCCATCGTAATTGTGATGACACGGTGGAGTAAGAAGGACTTAACAGGGCAAGTTATTAAGTCTGCACTACAAAGAAGTGGGGAAGAGTGGGAATTGATTGAGTTTCCTGCTATTTTGCCTAGTGGACGCTCACTTTGGCCAGAATTTTGGTCTATAACTGAGTTAGAAGCCCTAAAAGCGGAACTTCCACATGCTAAATGGATGGCGCAGTACATGCAGGACCCCACATCTGAGGTTTCTGCGATTATTAAACGTGAGTGGTGGAAGCAGTGGGAGAAAGAAGACCCTCCAGCGTGCGAATTTGTCATTCAATCGTGGGATACGGCGTTTCTTAAGTCACAACGAGCCGACTATAGTGCGTGTACTACGTGGGGAGTGTTCTATAAGGACGATGATACGGGTAGACCGCAGGCTAATATCATCTTACTTAATGCGATTAAGAAGCGGATGGAGTTTCCGGAGCTTAAAAAACAGGCAATGGAGCAGTATAAGGACTGGGAGCCGGACTCACTCATTATTGAGGCTAAAGCATCAGGTGCTCCGCTCGTATTTGAGCTTAGAGCAATGGGTATTCCAGTACAGGACTTTACACCTAGTAAAGGTAACGATAAGATATCAAGATTGAACTCTATATCCGATATTTTCGCCTCTGGGCGAGTATGGGTTCCACAGACACGGTGGGCAGAAGAGTTGGTTGAAGAAGTGGCTTCGTTCCCTTCTGGGGAACACGATGACTTGGTGGACTCGATGTCTGCTGCAATAATACGGTTCCGCAAAGGCGGGTTCTTACAATTAGATACGGACTACGAAGAAGAGGTTGATTCTTACCGACGTACACGGCAGTCAAAGTTCTACCAAATATAATTAAGGATATATGATGGCAAACAATGTAGACAAGAGCGTATACGCCGCTCCTCAAGGCATAGATGCACTAGCCCAAGAGCAACCTGATTTAGAGATTACGATTGATGACCCAGAAGGTGTTGAGATTAATGCCGACGGTCTAACAATTGTACTAAGCCCCGATGAAGAAAGTGCAGATGACTTTGATGCTAACTTAGCTGAGTTCATGGATGAGGGTGAGCTATCGGAGTTATCAGGTGACTTAGTAGGTGCCTACGAAGATGATGAGGCTGCACGTAAAGAATGGCTTGATACATATGTAGATGGTATTGAATTACTTGGTATGAAGATAGAAGACCGCACAGAACCTTGGCCCGGAGCATGTAGTGTGTTCCATCCTATGCTAGCGGAAGCAGTAGTTAAGTTCCAAGCCGAGACCATGATGGAGACGTTCCCAGCAGCTGGTCCAGTCAAGACACTAATCATAGGTAAAGAAACCCCAGAGAAAGCAGAAGCGTCAGTTCGTGTGAAAGATGACATGAACTACCAGCTAACTGAGGCTATGCCAGAGTATCGCCCTGAACATGAACGCATGTTGTGGGGTCTAGGTTTAAGTGGTAACGCGTTTAAAAAGGTTTACTACGACCCATCACTGGAACGTCAAGTAGCAGTCTACGTACCAGCAGAAGATATTGTTGTGCCGTTTGGAGTTTCATCATTACAAACATCGCCACGTGTTACGCACATAATGCGTAAGACAGAGAACGAGCTACGTAAGCTACAAGTAGCTGGGTTCTACCGTGACATTGATTTAGGTGAGCCATCACACTCTATTGAAGAAGTAGAGAAGAAGATTGCTGAAAAGATGGGCTTCAACGCTACGATGGATGATAGGTTCAGAGTACTTGAGATGCATGTGGACGTTGACTTACCGGGGTTTGAAGATGTAGATAAGCATGGTGACCCTACAGGCATTGCCCTTCCATATGTAGTTACCATTGAGAAAGGCACAAGGGAAGTATTAGCAGTACGCCGTAACTGGAACCCTGATGACAAAACCAAACAGAAACGCCAGCACTTCGTACATTATGGCTATATTCCGGGCTTTGGATTCTACTGCTTCGGGCTAATCCACCTAATTGGGGCATCATCTAAGTCTAGTACGATGCTACTACGCCAGTTGGTCGATGCAGGTACACTATCTAACCTTCCGGGTGGCTTCAAGACACGTGGTCTTCGTATCAAAGGCGATGACACACCAATCGCTCCCGCAGAGTTCCGTGATGTAGATGTCCCTAGTGGCACTATCCGTGACAATATTCTACCACTTCCATATAAAGAACCAAGCCAAGTTTTAATGATATTGATGCAAGGTATCGTGGAAGAAGGTAAAGCGTTTGCTAACGCAGCTGACTTACAAGTATCAGATATGTCCGCTAACTCTCCGGTAGGCACAACACTCGCTATCTTAGAGCGCACATTGAAAGTAATGAGCGCAGTTCAAGCACGTATCCATTACGCAATGAAGCAAGAGTTCAAGCTATTGGCAGGCATTATTCGTGACTATACGCCAGAAGAGTATAGCTATGAGCCAGAAGAAGGTGACCGTAAAGCTAAGCAAGCTGACTATGATATGGTTGAGGTTATACCTGTATCAGACCCTAATGCAGCTACAATGAGCCAGAAAGTGGTTCAATACCAAGCTGTAATGCAAATGGCGCAAGGGAATCCACAAATATATGACATGGTTGAGCTTAATAAACAGATGTTAGAGGTATTAGGCGTCAAGAATATCGGCAAACTCATCCCAGCAGCAGATAACGAGACTCCAAGAGACCCAGTAACTGAAAACATGAGCTTAATTAATGGTAAAGCTGCTAAAGCGTTTATCTCCCAAGACCATGAAGCACATATCCAAGTACATATGAGTGCTATGCGAGACCCTAAACTAGCAGCACTTATTGGGCAAAATCCACAAGCACAGACCATACAAGCTGCATATATGGCTCATATTAACGAGCATTTGGCATTCGCGTATCGTCAACAAATCGAAGAACAGTTAGGTACTTCATTACCAAGCCCAGAAGAGAAATTGGACCCAGTAGTAGAAGCACAATTATCTAAACTAATTGCACAAGCAGCGCAGCAATTACTAGGTAAGAACCAAGCTGAACAGCAACAACAGCAAGCGCAACAACAAGCTCAAGACCCAATGGTTCAAATGCAGCAACAAGAGCTACAACTTAAAGGGCAAGAAATCCAAATTAAGGCAGAAAAAGCTAAAGCGGATATCGAGATAGATAAGGCTAAGATACAAGTCGACATGCTACGTATACAGTCTGACGAACGCAAAGCTGGTGCTCAGATTGGGCTTAAAGGTTCTTCAGAGAAAGCTAAACTTGAAGCTTCACAGCAACTAGAGGGGGTTAAGTTAGGTGTAGATTTAGCTAAAACTCACACTCAGAACGCACATCAGACTAAGCAGTTAGGACATCAAGGTGACCAGCTAGGACATCAGAAAGATGTAGCCGCTAAACAGCACGCGCTTAGTATTACTGAACTAATGCAAGCTAAAGCGGAAGCACCGCCGAAACCAACTGAAGGAGCATAAAAATGATTGAAGGCACGTTAGGGATTTTATGGAACCAACTAGAAGACCAACGCAAATTAAAAATCGAGGCTTTAGCAGATGGTGCCGCTAAAGATTTCGCGCAATATCAAAATACTGTAGGTACGGTTCGGGGTCTACTTATCGCACAGTCACTAATACAAGACCTCGCAAAAAACATGGAGATAGAAGATGAGTAAAGTAAATCTGGCGCAAGCAGTAGATTTATCGGCGGTGCTAAACCAGCCCAAAGAACCCGAACAAGTAGTTACGCAGCTACCACAGCCAAAAGGATATCGCATTCTATGTGCAGTCCCAGAAGCTGATGAAAAGTATGAAAGTGGCATCATCAAAGATAGTCTTACTAAACGTATTGAAGAGAACG